TCAGTACTTAAGAGATAAGTAATATATAAATAAGCTTGCGAAAAATGCAATAGGATAAATGTATGTCCACAAAATAGTTGCTACAAATTCTTCAGATTCATAATTCATAAACAATCCACATTTTCTAATTAAAGCCAACACAAAAACTATAAAAAATGGAAACATTTGAACTATTACAAAATACACAAGATTACCTGTTGAAATTTCTTTTTTCATTATTATATACGATATATATATCGATACGAACAACAAACAACATAAATATATGCCTTCTTTAGAATGCAAAAACACATGAGACAAATCCATTACATCCATCATCATTATTATTATTGAATTTATCACTATTACTAAGTTTATAAACAATACTAAAAATGTTACCACAGATACAATTTTTCTCATTTTATTTCCCAAAACCAAACCTCCTTTGATTTATTTTTATCACTATATATACCATCCCAATACAACCCCAATGTGTTTCCTAAAAAATTGCCCAATGCATCTTGACTAGCTAATTTATCAAGTCCTCTACCATCCCATAAATCAATATGATCTCCTGTACGATTTTCACCAAAATCAGTATTTCTTTGCCAATAGTCCTTAAAAAAAACAATTCCAGTACGTTCATTCATTTTTTTCTAAACTCCTCTCCTGTAAAAATTTCAACTTGAGGGCATCCCGCAAATGGACGTTTTTTTAACCAATTAGCCAATTCTTGTGCTCGAATAGCATGTATTCCTCCATCTTTACATCCCCAACAAAATGCACCTTTAAAAGACCCTTTAAGTTGTATCTTCGATTTTATAAGAGATATGCTTACTTTTATAGCACAATAGTCACTAATTTCTTTGGCATCATGTTGATACTCACTTTTCTTTTTAGGATAATTCTTCCATAACTCTTCAAAAGTCACTTTGTTTATTGTTACTTTTTTTTTAGAGTCTTGTTGCGGGTTTGTTGTTACTTTTATTTGTACCATTTAATCTAATATTTTAGCTAATGCATCTTCTCCTAAATATATCACAAACTCTTTCTTAAATGTCTCTCCTCCAATACGAGGTATCATTCCTTTCTCATCAGTTCTACCTGATGAAATTTTGACTCCATCATATTCTATATAATAAAGAAGATCTGAAATAGGTGTTCCTTGAGTATCAATAATACAGACCTGTTCATCAAATATTTGTTCATCCATTACCTTTGTACTCACAGTATATTGTTTGTCTTGAAATTCACTTACCTTCCACACCTTCTCCCTAACCTCCAGATTATTCCTTTTGATAATCCCCGGTGACAGATACAGCACCATCATCATCGGAGAGTCTCCAGCACTCATATACTCCTCTATTTTCACGCAGAAGCAGTCCCAAAACTGGAAAATGTCCGCAATCTCCACTTCGTTGTAGATGAAATGGATTTCCCCGTTGTGCATGGCTCCTTCGTTCAGCCAGTCATAGAAGAACTGTTCGTCGCCCTTGCACTCAAACGCAAGCGTGATCAGGTCTCCCTCAACCGGCAAACACTCCCGATTGCCGATTTCCTCGCAGACCTGGATGTGGAGTTGCATGATTTTTCTCAGATTCGGGTCATCATAGTGCCGGACGTGGCACCGATAGTTATAATAGAGTATCGGCACCTCCCTTCCTCTTATTTTCAGAATAGTTTCATAAATCATGATAATACAGTTTCAGGTGAATGACTAAGGTAATAAATCACGGCTGATCCAGTAGTACGTCTGCCCGTTGGATTGGAATGACTTGCCGGCGGCTTCGTCCAGCAGTTTTTTCTTTTCCTTGAAATATTCAATCAGCATGTAAGGGGGGTAAAACGAAATGTGTAAAGACCTACTGATAGGGAAAATAACCATACAATAAGAATATCAATAAATTAGACGGGTGAAGAGTAAGAGGAGTGTGCAAAACGAAAAGTGGCACAGGCTTTACACTGGGCTTACATCGGTGGCCTGTTTTGAACGGTTTTTAAACGGTTGCTTTACATTGGAGCTTACACCGGTTTAATATTGGGCCTGCACGGGCGCAAATGAGGCGCACAGGGGCGTTTTGTTGGCTTGGATGGGCATTTGATTGTCGGAGTGGTAAAGAGGTTTTAAACGGCCTCTTTTCTTTTGCCTGATTTTGGCTGTGATGGTGGAAAATATTTCTTTTATTATTCCATATAATTATTATTTGGTATATTTGCGAGAAATAAAATACTAAATACATTATGACAAAAGTTATCCATGTACATTTGATCTATGAGAAGAAGAACTATTATTTCGGCAGTCTTTCAGCCGTCTTTGACGTGTTGACGGAGGCAGAAGTCGGGATTACTAAAAGCAGTCTTTTGCATGCTGGATTGACGGATGGTGGCTGCAAGATTACCAAACGGGCGATGATTATCCAGTCGCACCTAATAAGAAGCGGTAAGTAGTTGTTTTATTAGTGTTTAAGTCGTATTCAAACGACTTTCTTTATGATAGCGGGTTTTCTACTGGTTTGAACGGTCGGAAATACCGCTTTTTGTGTGTTGGAGTGACGATTGGTGTGACAAAAAGTGTGACACTATTTCTATTACAAAAACGAAATGTATTGTAAAACGTGACAAAAGGAGTGACAAAATAGCCTTTTTATAGTGTCGATTAAAGGGGGTATATAGTATAAATATATCCCTTTTTGTGTCTTTATATACATAATTGTAGGGGTAAAAAGGCATATTAGTTATTTATTCTCGCATATATATATGATTTCAAAAACCTATATATCAGTTGTTTATGTAAATTTATCTCAACACCTTCATACGGCATTCGCAATATTTGAATCTCCTGCAGCCGAAGCAAGTTTTTTAAGCTCTCCTTCAAGTTGCTTTATTCGCTCTTTTAATGCTCCTATTTCTTCTACCAAGATTTTGTTTTCTGCTTTTTCTTCTTTATACATATTATAGTAAATAGAATTTTCAACCGTGGATTCGACCGACAGTTCTTGCATTTTAGCTTGTGGTTGTTCCTTGTTTTTTTGAAGCATACTCCCAATACCTGTAAGAAGCCATAAGGCATTTATTATCGGGAAAGCCAATACAATATTCTGTAATGTTAAAGAGCCAACATTGCTTCTTCCTTTACAGATTTCTGTAATCATAGATGTGCTTATTCCTATTTTTGATGCAAAATCCTTATTATTAGAAACTTCGCCTGATGATGTAAGATATTCTAAGACTTCTTTAAAGCGTAAACTAATACTGTTCATGTGTTAAATATTACAGAATACTGAATTTTATTTCTCGAAAAACATCCATATTACAGAATACTGTATTATATTTGTAGCATATTCAAAATATGAACACGCCCCAAAGATACAAAAAGGGCAGCATATAAACGAATATTAGAAGTAAAACTTAAAAATGGCAAAGGATATGAATGACGAGATTAAAGAATGGCAGACACAAAGCGTGAAGCACAAAGTCGCTTACGTGTTGATGATGGACGGTATCAGTTTCAGATACACTGAAGAG